CGGTCGGGCTCGGAGTTTTTTGCCAGTTCCTCGATGTCCGCGTCGGTGATACCGCTCAGCGCTTTGGCGCGCATGTAGACTAAGTCCATCGCCGCGGAGTTCTTGGCGCCCAGCGCGTCAATATCTGTGGGCCGCGTGAAGAGCCGATTACCATCCTTGTCGCAGAGTGCCAGGAACACTAGCCGAGCCCGAACCTGTTTCAGGTTGGGCACAGCCTTACGGCCGTCCATGACAACGCTATCGGCCTCCCACTGATCCCGCTCATCGCTCTCCAAGGAACGCACACAGACATGGCCGCCCCATTCGGGAACGGATAGCGTCTCTATGCGCCGGTCATCCTTCTGCAGGATCGCCTCCCGAGTCAGTAGCGTCGTCGCTACTATTGGTTCCGTCTCGTTTGATTCCATCGCTGCCTGCCTTCTTGCCGGCGAGAGCGCGTGCTGCTGCGCCGCCGCCCGGCCCGGCGACACAGACGGGCGCATCGGCGCCCGGCTTGTCATGCCTCAGAACCTTTGCCATCCCGTGGCCTACAAGGTCACAGTATTCTTGCCCTACCTCTTGCTCCTCGCCGACCTTCATCTTCAGGCCGCGCTGATCGATGTCGTGCAACGCCTTGATCAGCATAACTATCCTTTTGGTTCAAGCGTCCGGGGTAACAGCTACGTCACCATTAACGGCAACCTTGACCCGTCCAGTCATCAGGCCATCCACCTCGGCCTCCTGGGGGTCGTAGTCATCCATAAACCCAGTCCACACCCAAGTGGCCCCGCCGGCATCATCGGGACCGAAGAATGTGACGGTTATGGTTTCGGAACTAACGGCCAGCGCAACCCCAGGGTCGGTGTCGGGGTTGAAATTGATCATAAACTCGCACTCGCCCCACTCAATGAGATCCTTGGCGATCTTCGTGCGCGCAACGGTCGTGCCCATATGCGTCGAGTCCACCCATCCGCGCGATGCGCCGGGCGGCTTGAACGCCGTGACCTCGGCTACACAGGAGCTTGTACCGAAGGCGATGGTTACCCCAGTAATGATGTCCGCTGCATTCGATCCCATTGCTGACCTCCCTTATGAGAACGTCGGCACAGTGCGCCGATACGAAACCATGTAATCCTGCCGCTGGGCGATCACGTGTACCTCGCTCGCGTCAGTAGCGTCCTGGTAAATCTTGCCTTCATCAACTAGCGTGGCGGATCGCATATGCGTCTCAATGTCTCCGCTGCCAAGCGTAGCGCCGGGATGCCCGCCTAGCTCGCCGTAGACTGCCTCGGCCAATAGAGCCCGCTCGCGAACGGCAGCGGCATAGCAATTGATCTGCACACGCATACTGGCTAAGTCGCTCTGCGCCGTCATATGCCGTTCGACCGTGCCGGAAATATCCTGCAACGTCAGCCGCGGTTTCTGGTGACTGGCCGGCCCCGGCGCCTCGTGTATGCGGTCGCCGACGATAGCAGACACCGCCGCCTGAGCCTTCAAGTATTCGATCATGGCCGGAACCAGCGTCATGCCCGTTTCGCCTCCCGTTTGATGCCGCGGCCGATGTCGCGCCCGATCAGGGCGTGCTCGGTGGCCTTATTATCGTCGACAGCGGGGCGAACATGCGGGATGGCCGGCACGTCCTTGGATGCCGTCTTGCGAACGCGCTTCCCGCCTCCGCCAGCGTAGGTGCCGGACCCCGCGGCTGCGTGGCCGTACTCGATCGCGAACGGGTAGAAATACGGGTCATCGGGCGCAATCCCCAGCTCGTCGCGATCGGGGTATCTGAGCCCTATTCGGATCATGCCGCGCGGGTGTTTGCCGGCCCGCACCTTAGCGGCGGCCCAGGCCCGTGCATAGGTCCCGGTGTGACTCGCTAGGAGCCGGGCGATATTCGCCAACACGTAGCCGTGGATTCGCTTGGTCGACTTACGCAAGGCCGACACAACTACCTTCCTGGCGACCACACCAGGCAGGCGGTTCAATTTCTGCTGTAGTCCCTGCACCCCTAGTACGCGAACGTCAATCATCGCCATGCCCCCCTATTCCAATCTTGGCCGTGCTTTCTACTTGCCGGGGGGGCGACCATGCTGCATACTTGGCATAGCAGGCAGCGATATGGCAACCGCGTATCAATTCGTTCTCACCTCCGACCTGGCCCTTGTCGACCAGCGCAAGCGGAGTACCGGCCGAACACGCAAGGCCGCCGGGCGGGCTACTCCCCGAGAGTCGGGTGAAGTCTGCGCAGCCCCCCCCACCGGCATAGGCGTCGGCGGTGGCCACTGGACGATGCGGGCCGATGAGCTGGCTGAAGCATTCCTGCGGCTGGCCAACCGAACCGACTGCTGCGGCGGCTATCGGGGGCACACCACTACCCGCAAGGAAACCAACGATGACTGGGTGCCGCTGGACCGGGCCCTGTGTTACCACTGCGTTGGAATGCGTGTGGTCGGCCTGCACGCTATTGCTCCTGATAACACGGCCAAATGGCTAGCATTCGATCTCGACGCCCACAACGGCGAAAGCCCGGCCGCCAATCTAGCCGTAGCCCAACAGCTCGCCGCCCGCCTCCGCAGGGCGGGGCTGACGCCGTATATCTTCGACTCCGACGGTCGGGGCGGCCTTCACGTCTGGGCCGTGTTCGCTGCTCCTCGCCCGAGCGCGGAGGCATTTGCTCTTGCCCAGCGGATGGCCGCCGATCTGCCGTTGCCTGTCGAGGCCTTTCCGAAACAGCCAGACGTCGGCCTCCATCGCCCCTATGGCAACTGGATTCGTCTGCCGGGCAAGCACCACAAACGGGGCCACTGGTCTCGGCTGTGGACCGATGACGGCTGGGCGACACCAGAAGCCACCATTGATGCCGTAATCGAAATGTGCCAGACAGCTTCACCATCGTCCTAGCTCAATACGTACTGATCCATCACGTCGCCGTTCGCGTACCCGTGCCCCGGCGTATCGCCTGACCGCACCGCCGCAATCGTCTTGATCGTGCAGGTCGTCGACGTTACATCCACCTCGACGTGGTGTGAGTTCTTTTCCTGCTCGCCGTTGGCATATCCGCCAGCGGTGTAAAACCCTTCACCATAGTCTTCGTCCGATGGCTGGCCGATGTGGTGGTAGACAATATCGTCCAGCGTCTGAATCACGCCGACGTGGTCGTGGCCCATAAATACCACGACTCCCAGGGTAGACTCACCTCTCAGAGCGCCGAGCAACGCATCATGAATTGTTGTAACCCAGCCTTCCCGCTTAGTAGCGTACTGATTGACGCCGCTCGCGTCCTCACCACCCCATTCATACGACGCATTGCCCGCCACGCTGTGCTTGGCGGCTTCAATCCCCCCCCGCCCATAGGTGTTTACCCCGCCGACGATCTGGTGTACGAATACAAAAATCCACTTACTTGTATTAGCGCTCAGTGTGCTTCTCAGCCAGCTATGCTGTTCCTCGCCCAGCGTCCAGTCCCAGTTGTCGCCGCTACCTTCGATTCCATCCCTGCTGTGCGGCTGAGCGGCGGTGAAGGCATAGGGGTCCAGCACAATGAACCGGGCATCACCCGACACCCACGAGAAACAATTTTCGCCATCGGTGCCCTGTGTGCCCCCGATGTCGCTAGTCACCGCGGCCGTCGGATTGGGAATCACCCTCTTGCGGGCATCGCGAGCGTGGCCGGGTAGCTCCTGATCGAGGTTGTACCGCCACAGTTGCTCGCCTTCGTGATTGCCCAGCACAAACGCTAGCCAGCCGTTAGACAGCGCGCTGCCCCACTTGCCGGTGATATACATATGCCGGCGCAGAGCGTCGCGGAATGTCGGAGCATTCCACTCCGTGTAATGCTCGCAGTGGAAGGTATCGCCGCCGACTACAACGCCGTCGAGCCCAGCCGCCTCGATGTTGGCCAACATCTGAGCGTATACTTCCTGGCCGGCGTAGTTAGCGCCCGTTAGCTTGGCGCGCATATGCCCGTCAGTGAACACGCCAAAACTAAATCCTATGCCGGGTGCGCGAGCCGTGCGAAAACTGCCGGTACTTGTCTCGTAGACGGTCGCCCCTGGACGACGGTAATTCAGCCGGTAGTAGTAAAGTACCCCAGCGCTCAGCCCAGTGACATCGACATCGATCTTCGCTAAGGGCTGATACACCTGCGCCGTCGTCGAGCCAGTAAGATATTGAGTCGTCGTTCCCCACTCGAAGTGAGCCTCGACCTCAATAGGTGTGACCGTGCGCAGCCGAGCCGACGTGCTCGCTGGACGGCCGATCAAGACATTCAATGTCAGGCTGCCACCTTGAAGCTGATCAATTTGCAGCGTTTCAAGTTCGGTCTCGACGCAAACGCACTGGGTCTCCCGGTTAGCCTCGTCGACTTCCAACACTGATTCGATATTGAACGGCCGCCCCTGATGAATCAGCCGGTGTGACGGCGACAGACCGGGGAACTCATGCATCTTGACGAGGTACCTAGTGCGAGCGACGGTCTGCTGACCCTCTAGGCGCTCACTTCCAGTCTCCGGCTTTATACTGCTCCAGCGTTCGGCTACGGTAGTCCAGATGCGCACTACCTGTTGATGGTCGTCGACGACCTCGTACGGGGCTTGGACTTCCAGGAGGTGGCACAGGTCTCCGGCATGGATGACCATCACACAAACCCCTTCATGGACTTGCCGGCCAGCAGGTGCTCGGCGGCAAGTGGCACCTTGGCGATGATCGTCCCGCTTATCGTCACTTCCCGGTTGATGCACCAGTGCGCCACAATCATGGCGATGGCATGCCGGATCGACCGCGGCACATCGCTCGCGGCCCCGTACCCGGCCGAGAACTTCAATTCCACCGCGTTCATCTTAGTGCGGGTCGCCGGCCAGGTGGTGCCGTAGTACGGCTTGATCCGCGCCGGCTCGCTGCTGGCGTCAACCTCATAGTCCGTGTCCAGCACCAACGTCTGCTGCACGTTGTCGGTATCGTAGTATTTCAGAGAAGTGACCGACTGCAGCGGCGGCATGGGCACTCGGATTTCGTCAGGGAACGAATCCAAGTACATCGTCCAGGCGGTAGTGATCAGCGTCCGCCACAGTTCCGCGTCTTCGACATGCTCACGCGCAGCCGCAATCTTATCGTTGAACCAATCATCCTCGTTGTTGTGCCGGACCTTAGCCTGCGCCTTGGCCTCTATAAGCGTGATCGGCTCAGTCGAAGGCTCCGCATAGCGCTTGCATGAAGTGATGATGTCCTGCTGCCTGGCCATTTATCGCTGCCCCTCTAGCCCGGCAACATAGTCACCGAGAAAGTAAACGTCTTGTCACCCCCGCCATCGGTAATCACCCAGCGAACGCGATAGGCTGTGCCCACAAAGTTGTATACGGCACCAGAAGCTAGTGCGCTCCCCGCATTAACCATTTCCTCTTTAGATGCGCCGATCTTGCTCCCGTAGGCTACGGCGCCGCCGTTACCCAGCATTTGTGTGAAGTGGA